GTGGCAGCTACTATAACAGCAACATTATCAAGTGCTACTGCAAATAGCTATGTCACATTGGCAGAAGCTAATACATATTTTGAAACCGTCCCAGATTCAAGTACCTGGACTAATAAAACAGACGATCAAAAAAACAGAGCTTTGATTGCAGCTACAAGATGGATTGATAGTTTTATTTTTTATGGAGATAGATGCGATAACGGACAGGCACTTAAGTTTCCTAGAAATAATTATAAAGTTGATGATGTTGAACTAGCTTGTACTTCAATACCAAATAATATTAAATACGCACAATATGAATTAGCTAGAGCGTTAGCCAATGATACTGATGCCATTACTGGTGCTTCTGGTAAAGATGGTAACTTTTCTGAAGTACAGTTAGGAGATTTGCAAGTCAAATATAATACTGATAGTCAGGGAACAGGTCCTATAAATAATATTTTAGATGTCTACCCGTGGTTACAAAGTTATCTTGGAGCATATATGCTTGGTGGAGCAGGTACTTATCAAATGAGAGTAGTTAGAGGATAATGGCAGGACAGCTAGATAGTTTATTTAAAAGTGTCGCTAAGAGTGTCGTTGCAACTTTAGGGTCATCTCTTGACGCAACTATTATTTATACAAAAAAAGGAGTATCTAGTTATGACGTAAAAACAGGAAAACAAATTACTGTAGATACAACATATTCAAATTTAAAAGTGCCAATAGAATTTATTACTTCAGAAGAAGAAAGTGCTCAAGAAATGAGGCAAGCAAAACTATATTTAACACCTGATTTAATAGGAGACAACCAAGCAGAATTAGATGATGAAATTACTCTAAGTTTTGCAGGTTCAAATCGTGTTGCACAGATAGTTGATATTGATACAAAAAGAGGTGGACAAGTGTATCTATTTATTATTTTGGTGCGGTTCTAATGGCTACAAGACGTTTAGAAGATTTACCTAAAGATTTAGATACTCAAATTAGTGTAGATTTTAATGAACTGCTTCGCAAAGTTCACTTTGGTTTATCTAATAATTTAAAAAAAAGATCAGACACAATGCCAATATGGACAGGCTTTTTTGCTTCTAGTTGGAAAGTGCAAACATCAGCAGTTATTCCAAAAGATAAAGTAGAAAACTTTAGACCCTGGTCAACTATTAAAAGAGAAAAGTCAGAAGAGTTTTTTAAAAATTGGAGAGAAAAGAAAAGAGGTAAACAAAAAAGGCCAAAGGCTTTTGTTGAACAAAGATTTCCGATTGGAGAAGGTAATAGAATATTTAATTATAAAAGACCTGTCTATATTGGAAATAGAGCAGTATATTCTCTTTACGTTATAGAATCTGGCAAAATTCAAAATTATGTTCAAGGAAAGATGGCTAAATTAATAAAAGAAACAATGACAGATAAGGGTAAAATATATTTCGGAACACAAACTGGAACAGGTTTTGGATCTCAAAGAAGAGTGGTTGGAATAAAATTAACAGAAGGAAGAGATATTAAAGAATTATGACTTTAGTAAATACAAGAGCAGCTTTTGAAAAAGCAGTGACAGACAAGGTTTCAGACCTTGATCCAACTATTTCGATGGTTTATGACAATGTTCATTTTACTACTCCTGGAAAAACTCAGAAATATATTTTGATGACTTTAAATTTTACTCAATCAACTTTGCAAAATCAAGGAGCAGCTTCAGATTATTATTCTGGAGTAATTCAATGCAATGTTTACGTTCCAAAATCAAAAGGTACTTCTGTTTTATCTGAAATATGTGAAACAGTTATTGATGGATTAACTTCAGTAAACGCTTCTGATTATACAGATACTTTTAGTTGCAAGCCTAGAGTATTAGACATTAATGGCCCAACTCCATTAGAAATAGAGGATAGAAGTCATTTCATTGGAGTAATATCTTGCCAATTTTCAGCAAACGCCTAGTATAATAGAATAGCAATCTAATAAATTTATGGAAGCGATAGAACTTCTCAAGAACAAATTTGGTGTTCAGCAGAGATATTTGTATGAATTAAAAGAAGGAGATGTAACAGTTTTAGAAATTTACTGGAATCCATTAACTCTTGCAGAAAGAGAATCTATTATTGCAATGGCTGGAGATAATTCATCTGCTGATGATTTTGCATTAACTCTTTTAATTAAAAAAGCTCTTGATAAAAATGGTGATAGATTATTTCAAGATGGTCATAAAGCATTATTGAGAAGAGAAGTAAACGCTTCTGTCCTTCAAGAAATACAATTAGCAATGTTAAATTCTGGATCTGAATACAAAGTGGAGGAAGCGAAAGCAGATTTAAAAAGCTAATAATCACTGGCATTTTATATTCTTCTTAGCTTCAGAGCTAGGGCTTACTGTTCGAGAGTTATGTCAACAGATGACTCAAGAAGAACTAATAGGTTGGTCTGGATATTATGAATTGAAAAGAGAAATAGAAGAAAAAACAATTCAAGAAGCGAAAAGTAAATCACGGGCAAGAAAACGCTAAAAGCGGTACACTAAGATAAAGTTTTAATTTTGCTGTGGCCGATTACGGTGTAAATATAAAATTTAATATCGTAGGAGAGTCTGGTCTTGATAGAGCAAAAAAGAAAGCTCAAGAATTAGCAAAGAGTGTAGATAATATTCGTGGCATTGATATAGAAAACCCTAGAAATGTTGGAGGGAAAGGAGGAAAAAAATCTCGTAATCAAATAAAAAAATATAGACAAGATATGGATAGTCTTGTCAAAAAAATTAATGAAACTGGAGAAGCTTTTGGTAAAACTCATAATGCACAAAACGCAACCGCAGAATCTTTACAAGAATATGTCAATGGAGTAAAGATAGGAACTCAAAGGCATAAAGACGCTACTCAAGCTTTAAAAACACAAACTAAAAATTTAGATTTAAACAATAGCCAATATCTTCAAAATACTAAAGTTCAAAATCAAAACACAAAAGCAACTAAAGAAAACTCAAAAGCTAGACAGCAAAACGCTAAATATCAAAAAGGCAATATGGGCAATATTGCTAGCAGTGCAATTATCGGTGGTGCGTTTCCTCTGTTATTTGGACAAACAGGTGCAGCAGCAGTTGGTGGTGCTGCTGGTGGTGCTTTAGGTGGAATAATCGGAGGTCAGTTTGGATTCGCTTTATCTATTGCAGGTACAGCGATTGGAACTTTTATAGACGAAACAGATAAATTAAATTCAGCGATTAGCACTTTAGATTTTGCTTTTAAAAGTGCTGGAGATTCATCAGGATTTACAAGAGATAAACTTGGTGAATTAAGAAAGACTTTAAGTTTAACTAAAGAAGAAGCCCTTGATGTAGCAGGAGCCTTTACTAGATTTGGAGAAGCAGGAGCTAGTGGTGCGTTTATTTTTGGTAAGAATCCTAATACCCTGAAAAATCTAGCTGCGGTGGTAAACACTAAATCAGCTTTAGCTGCAATTTTAGATACTAGCAATAGTTTAACTATTCAACAGCAAATTCAACTATTACAACAAGGAAAAATATCAAGTTTTGCAGAGTTTCAAGCAAAAGTAAACGAAACAATAATCGAGCAAAATTTTAAAAGAATGATGCAAGAAGCTGAACAGATAAAAAATACAGACAGATTAAGGAAAATATTTTCAGACTTAGCTAGACTTGGTTACTTTATTTCAACATTAGGTCAGTTTGATCTAAAAGAAATGTTCCCTGACCTATTTATATCAGCAGCAGATAAAGCAGCAGGTCGTGTAGCAAAACTTACAGAAGAACTTGAAAAATTTAAAACTGATTTACCTGTTTTACAAGATTTAATGAAACAATTTAATCTTGAGATGGAAGGAATGAGCTACAGTATCCCTGGTGCGTTGGACCAAGTTTCAACAGAACTTAGGAAATTGGGCAGTATTAGTTATATGGTTACAACTACAGCAGATACTATAGGAAGTGCTTTTGAAGAATCTTTTAAAGGTATTGTCAAAGGATCAATGACAGCACAAGACGCATTAAGAAATTTATTTATGCGTACAGCAGATGCGTTTTTAGATATGGCTGCACAGATGATTGCAAAACAAATACAAATGAAAATATTAGGTATTGGATTAAGATTTTTTGGAGGAGGAGGTGGTGGTGGTGAAACTGATGTTTTTGCAGGTTTTAATCGAGGACCAGCAACCGATGTTACAATGGCTAGTTTTGCTAATGGTGGCAGACCTCCTGTTGGTAGACCTTCACTTGTAGGAGAAAGAGGTCCAGAACTTTTTGTTCCTGATAGAGCAGGTACTATAATTCCAAATCATGCTATGGGCGGAATGAGTATTGTAGTAAACGTAGATGCTTCTGGTTCTTCTGTTGAAGGCGATGAACAAAAAGGTAGAGAGCTTGGTCGTCTTATATCTGTAGCGGTACAATCTGAATTATTACAACAGAAAAGACCTGGAGGTTTACTTGCATAATGGCTAACTTTGATAATTTAGGTATAAAACCAACATACGGACAACAAAAA